ATTTCCGCCGCGCGAACCTCTGGTGACCGTATTTCGGACGATGGCTATAAACTCGGAAGAGACAAAGGCGTTCCATTCGGGCTTGTGGTGAGCCCACAGTGAAAACAACACTATAACTGTTTCAAAGACCCCCGTGGCAAACCCATTCTGGAGAATCATTCCGACACTCACCCTTCACCACACCAACGCTTCAAACGTGAAGCATCTCTCCATGGCGCACACGCGAGCCGTGCTTGCCAAATCCTCACTTCGGTGGGATTTTGACGAGACCGACCCCGAGCGCCGCGCTGAGGCCGAGGAGGCTGCCCTCATCAACAGCCACATCCAGGCCCGCCAGGCCAAGCGGAGTCCACCCGCCGGAACTCAGGACGTTCTGAAAGTGAACAACCGTCCTCTGGACATCTACGTGACGGCGCGCAAAATCGACGAGCCCAGCGCGCCCTCAACGGGATATCCATCACTGGACGTCTCTCCCTACTGCCGCAAGGCGGTAGCCGCAACGCGGCGGTATTTCCCACGTTGCATCCCCGAACTTGTCGCGGCCATGAGGGAGATGGCCGAGACAACGAGGCCGGGTCGCGCCCGTTTGCTGTCCAAGCAAGACGTCACGACCATCTGCTGGAAGCAGGGCCTCGTGTTCGGTGTGCATGGGAAGTTGTACTTGACCAAGAACCGCAACACCACCGCGATCAGCAACGCCGTTGCATGCGAACGCCGCAAGTTCAATGAGCACTTAGCGGTGCGTGGCGTGGAACCGAACCACTCCGTTTTGCGCATCAAGGCCCCAGTCGGGGCCAAGATGACCCGTCAGAAGGCCCTCAAGGCCGACCGCGACGAGGCGAGAGAGGTCAAGATCGCCATGCCCATTGAGTACGCCATTGATGGGCATGCCGCCGCGGAGCACCGGGAGAAGCAGATGAAGCCGAAGAACCGCGGCCAGGGACTCGGCGCGAAAGCCCGGAAGAGCAGTGAGGTGAAGATCCGACCAACGCCACCTCCTCCTGCCATCCAGGTTGTTATGGCCGTGCCTGACGTGAGCTTTAAGAAGCGCGCACAAGAAGAGGAGCGCTCTAAAGCGGGAGCGACACGTCAACGCAGGGATCGGGCGAAGAAGGCCAGGGAAGCCGCCGCCGCCGTTGCCGAGAAAGTCGGGGCCAACGGCGCGCGTTCGAAGGAGCAGGCACTGGCCGAGGCCGCAGCGGACGGGGTTGAGCGCAACCCTGGTCCCGTGGCGGACGTCCCGATCCTGGCCGGTGTGACCTCAGCAACACCGGACACAAACGGTACAGGGGAGACGCCCCGGGCACCGCGAGCGGGAGCTCGAAAGCCCAACAAGGTGCCTAAACCGCGCAGCCGTCAGACCGACGATGCTGTTGCCCAGAGCCGGGTGAAGGAGCTGGAGCAGCAGATTGCCAAGATGGATGCGATTGCGGAGAAGGCAAAGGAGGAGCGGGACGAGGACCCCAAGCGCATTGCCGCCATTGCGCGCCGAGAGGCGTTTGGCGAGCACATGTACGCTGACCTGGAACACGCGAGCAAGGTATCGGGCAGTTGGGTTTACTACTCAACTGTGGATGGCACGCCTGTGCCTGCCGAGGCCTTCGTTGCCAACGTGCCCTTTGGGAAGGGGCTCTTGGAACCTCGGTGGTGGGCCATCTTCGTCTTCGGCATCTTCCTCGTTGTAACGTTGTGGGTGCACGCCTTCGAGTGTTGGAATTCTTCCAATCCCCTTTGGCGCAACACGTTACAGTGCACTGGCATTTGGTACGGCCACCAGCCCTTCGCGTGGACATCCGTCCACACATGGCGTTTCGAGTTGTACTTCATCGTCGTTGAGATGTTGTGCATCACTGCGATCGTGATCGCGGCGCATCGTTACGCGTACCAACCCTGCGAGTGCTGCGGAGTCAAGGGTGGGACAGCGCCGAGCTGCATCAACCCGCGGACGGGGCTACCATTCGTGGCCAGCCATTGGGCTGGCCATGATTTGGTACGTCATGAGATGGTCACGATCGCTGATGAGTACTTCATCCCGCGTGACCGCCGCGACGTAGCATCCCGCCGACACGACTTGCTCGCGAATGGTTCCTGGCACCATGTTGAAATCCGCCAGGCCAGACGCCCTGCTTTGTCGACCGCGTGGTTGGATCGCTGCGTGAAGCGCCGCGAACCGAAGAGCGTTGTCATCGCGCGCTTGGGCTTGGATGAGCAATTGGCCAATTCCGCGTTCTCTTTCGTACTGGCCAAGCCCGAGAACTGCGTCGACGACAGTATGGCAATGCTGTCGCGCAAACGCCACTGTTTCAACAGTGACGAGCAGACGATTGACAAGCGCCACAACGTTGAGCCGTATGCCGCGTACTACAACTTCCGCAAGGCCGCAGTGATGTGGCAGCTTGCAAGCACGGCATGCGCTCCGTCTTTTCGGTCACCCGCCACCGCGAGAGCTTGGTGATGGTGGGTTTCAGGCACGGTGAAGAGAAAATTGATTTGGCAAAACCCTATAACTTCCTGCAAATAAAGATCCGCAAACAATTTGTCGGGCATGTAAATGAAAAGCCCGTTTGTTTCTACCCCCCCCTATCCATTCGCAACCCCGCCACAGGCCTGCCTGACTTGGCCGCGCGCGTGCCAAGCCGCACCGACATCGGCACGAAGGTCGCATCCATCATCCACCGCTTCGGCAGAGAGATGCCAGCCCATGATGGCGACGTGATGAAAGACTTCATCACGTACGCGAGAGCCGTCATCGTGAAACATTTCAAACCGATCAGCGCTTTGGATGTCCCGGATTTCGAGACCTGGCTGAGCAAGACCAGCTACGGCGAGGGGCGCAAGAAGCAATTACGGGCCGTCAGGGAGAAAATGATCAGAGCTGACGAAAAATTCTTTGTGAATAAGAGCTTCTTGAAGGATGAAATTTACGGCGAGGCGAAGCATGCGCGCAGCATCAACAGTTACTCCGATGAGTCGAAAGTGCTGTTGGGGCCAGCCATGCACGCCATCGACAAAGCGGTCTTTACACTCCCCTACTTCGTGAAGGGCACCAATCCACGCACGTGGCCTGAAAAGCTCGCGAAGCTGTTTGGCGAGGATCCCGTGATGGCGACCGACTTCAGCTCTTTTGAGGCCCACCACCGTGGGCCTCTGGCTGAGCTCGGGCGATTCTGGATCATGCACATGCTTCGAGGCGCTGGCACCCGCCAGTTCAAGGCCATCGTGTCGAGGATGTTCCTCGGCAACAACGTCTGTCAATTCGAAGACGTTACGGCTGTCCTCAAGGAAACGTTGATGTCAGGTGCGCTGTGGACGTCCAGCGCGAATGGTGTGTTGAACCTACTCCTGATGTCTTACCTTGTGGGCCGTGGCCGTTTCGCCGAGGTCAGTCCGGTCGACTTGGCGACATTGATGCCCTCCTACTACCGTGGCGTCCATGAGGGCGACGACGGGCTGTGCGCGACGGCCCCGGTTGACCTCTCCCTCATCAACCGTCTCGGTTTAAAGCTCAAATTCAATTATTTCCCCCACTTCTCGATGGCAGGATTCTGTAACATCTACTCCCTCCCAGATGGTTCAGACTGCATCACCGACCCCATCAAAGTACTGCGAAATTTCTTTTGCCTCCCCTCCAAATACCTTCACATGCGTGAGAGCCACCAGAAGGGCTTGTTACGCGCGAAGGCCCAGAGCCTCCTTTACCTCTACCCCGCCGCCCCAATCGTCTCAAGCTTGGCGCGTGCGGTTTGCACTGCGACGAAGTCCGTAGATTCCCGCCATTCCGCAGCTGAGCTGGGATATTGGCAGAGAGAGGTCTACGAGCTTGCCGTCGCGGAACAGGCCGCAATCCGCCGAGGGGAAATCGTAGAGAAAAAGGTTTCAGCTGGAGCCCGAGCGCTGACGAGTGAGATCTTCAACGTCCCCATCGAGGACCAGTATCGGATAGAGGCCGCTCTAGACCGACTGGACTTTGATATTGATCTCAGCGCGTACGCGCACGCTTCTGAACATGCATACATCGAGACGCACTTGCTCGGGATGCCAACTATGGCACCAGAGCATGTGCATCCGCTTGTCGCCGAAACGCTTGCGAGTCTGACGTTCAAGGGTAAGCACTCCGACTGCCTTGGCAAGATGGGTGCCCGCATTGAAAGAAGATTCCGAGTCAGTGGCGACATGATTGTGCCTACAGAGCTCGGTTGACCGCCTCAAGGTTGTTGGAGAGCCGGTGGGTGGACCGGAGTGTTGACAGCAACACTATAAACATAGCAGGGGTACCAAGACGTGGTAAAGTCACTAGGATTGCTTGCGAGCATCCGTG